TCGATGTACCAGTACAAGTCATTCCTGGAACTCAGAGAGATGACCAAGGGTACTGACATGGAGGACGAGTCTATCGAGCTATACAACAGGATATTCTTCACCAACTACAACAAGCTGATGGAGTTTGATGAGCACCACAGTCTTACCTATGGATGCATGTCAGGTCACCCAGACATTGTTGATTGTGAAAGACGTAAGGTTATCGACATCAAGTCGAGCTGGTCAAAGAAGACCTTCCCAAAGAGACCACCAAAGAAGGCGGTCTATGAGTGGCAGGTAAAGATGTACCTATACATGCTTACCAAGAAGACTGGAGAGGAATGGAGAGATGGAGAGATAGCCTACATGCTTGTAAACACTCCTGAGGAATTGATCCCAGAGACAGAGGACGACAGCCTACACTATATGGACAACCTGGCTGACAGTCTTAGGGCTACTATCGTAAAGATAGAGCTGACTGACGATGATATCAAGAAGATAGACAGACGTCTAGAGGCTGCCGAGAGGTATGCCGATCAATATGTAAATTTTTTAAAATCCAAAAACAAATAAAATGAGTAATCAATTTAAAATGACAGGTGTCGTTGAGGTTATCTTCGACACAGAGCACGTAAGTGACAAGTTTCAAAAAAGAACATTTGTGGTTAACGACATGCAGGACAAGTATCCTCAGAAAATTAGCTTTCAGTGTGTTCAGGACAAGGTATCTTTACTTGACAATGTTGGCGAAGGCCAGGAGGTAGAGGTTGCATTCAATGTCAGAGGTCGAGAGTGGAAATCACCACAGGGCGAGCTCAAATACTTCAACACGCTTGAGGCATGGAGGATCGATGTGAAGGAGCAAGCTCCAGCACAGAAGTCTAGTGCTGACGAGATGCCATTCTAACATTATGTTTTCATGATGAAAAGACAGTTAATGGGTTCTGTTGGTTAGCTGACCATACTCAGTAAAAACTCAATGCACCGATTGTATGGTTAGTCGGTGCTATTTTTTAACCAATAAAATTTAATATTATGAGTAATACAAAAAGTTTTTTCGTAAGCAAGACATGGAAGAATGTCATGAAATACAGCTATGGCATAGGTGCCTCTGTTGTAATTATGGGTGCACTCTTTAAGATCATGCACTGGCCAGGGGCATCACTGATGCTTATCATAGGCCTAACAGTTGAGGCGGTAATATTTTTACTGTCAGTCACTGAACCCGTGAGTATGGAGAAGGATTGGTCCAGGGTATTCCCTGAGCTTGATGATGGGACCACGGACGATGTGGGTCTTTATGACCTTATAAAGTCAGGAAGTAGCGATACACCTGTACTCACTGAGGTTGAGAATGCTGAGATAGATAAGATTCGTAAGTCTATATCTGTACTAAGTAAGAACATAGACTCACTTAACCAGGTTATAGATGGAATATCTGCAGACCTTACTGAGTCTGCATCCGACTCATTGAGTTACAAGAACTCTATGAAGTCACTCTCAAAGAAGATGGACGACTTGAACTCCAAGTACGATTCCGTATTAAATGCACTGAGATCTTAATAAACCAATTACCATGATAACATATTTTCAGACCATAAACGACACAGACAAGCCGTATCACCTTGATATATCTAGAGCTTTGGATAGGATCAAGGACGGTGCGTCTAAAGAAATAATAGACCAGGCTAGGAAAGAGAGGGATAAGGATAGCAGGAACAAGATCAAGAAAAAGTTACCTGCTATCTGTTTCTCTGGAACATTCTCAAAGAGGTTAGACAGTGCTATCATTGAGCATAGCGGTATAATGTGTCTAGACTTCGATGGTTTCAGGGACGAGCAACACCTCTACTCCAAGCGTATGGAGCTGATAGCTGACGAGTTTACATACTCCCTATTTACATCGCCATCTGGTGATGGGATTAAGGTTCTTGTTAGGGTTCCAAAGGATGCCAAGAATCACAAGAAGTATTTCAAGGCACTTGAGAAGTACTACGCATGCGATGAGTTTGACACATCTTGCAAGAACATCTCTAGGGTCTGTTACGAGAGTTATGATCCTGATATATTTGTCAATGAGCTATCGTCCGTATGGGAGGAGATGGAGAAGGATGTCGAGATTCAGACCAAGAGTAAGGCGATGATAAAGATCTCAGACTCTAACGAGATTATCCGCAGGCTATCTCTATGGTGGAACAAGAGCTATGGAATGATAGAGGGACAGAGGAACAACAACCTATTCATACTCGCATCCGCACTGAATGACTTTGGTGTGTCAAAGGATGACGCACTGTCAACACTGCACTCATACGATTCATCTGGAGACATGTCTTCAGAGATACCCGTCATTGTAAACAGTGCATACAAGAATGTATCTGCACACGGGTCTAAGTTCTATGAGGACATAGACAAGACGGCAGACATAGTGAGCAATATAAAGAACGGTGTGCCCATAGATGTCATAAAGAAGACCAATGAGGACGTCGATGTCGATGAGGTCGCTAGGTCTGTAGACATGACTGAATTTTGGACCAAGAGCAGCAAGGGAAAGATAGACCTTGTGCCTCACCTGTTCAGAATATTCCTCCAGGACAATGGCTTCTATAAGTACTACCCAGTCGGTAGCAATAACTTTGTCTTTGTGAGGGTTATAGACAACACCATATCTGACGTAAATGAGGACATGATAAAGGACTTTGTCCTTGACTATCTTTTAGGTATAGACGATATGTCTGTCTACAACTTCTTTGCACTGAACACCAAGTTCTTCCAGGAGACATTCCTAAACTACGTCTCAAGGATAGAGCCAAACTTTATGGTAGACAACAGCGATGAGGCCTACCTTTACTATAGGAATTGTGCTGTAAAGGTTACAAGAGAGAATGTCGAGATTATCTCATACAAGAACCTAAACGGTCATGTATGGGAGAAGCAGAAGATCGACAGAGACTTTGTCAAGTCAGACTTCCAGCAGTCTGAGTTTAGACTATTTATAAAGAACATCTCTGGCAACAGGGATGACAGCACGAGATCTATGGAGTCCACACTTGGATATCTGTTACACTCACACAAACCTGCCAGCTACTGCCCTGCAGTCATCCTGAATGACGAAATAATATCTGACAATCCTGAGGGCGGTACTGGTAAGGGTATTTTTGTAAAGTCTATAAGCCACATCAAGAAGATGGTTATAATAGACGGAAAGGGTTTTTCTTTCCAGAAGTCTTTCCCGTACCAGAGGGTTCAGGTTGATACGCAGACACTTGTCTTTGACGATGTCGCAAAGAACTTTGACTTTGAGAGACTGTTCTCCGTAATCACGGAGGGTATCACACTTGAGAAGAAGAACAAGGACGAGATACATATCCCGTTTGAGTACTCACCAAAGATTGTTATAACGACAAACTATGCGATCAAGGGTGCTGGTAACAGCTTCGAGAGACGTAAGTGGGACCTTGAGTTCAAGCAGTACTACACCAAGAGCTTCACACCTGAGAGCGACTTCGGTCACATGCTATTCAGCGAGTGGAGTGAGGCCGAGTGGTCTAGGTTTGACAACTACATGATTGACAACCTTCAGCTATATCTAAAGAACGGACTGATGGTCTGTGAGTTTAGGAACCTAAAGGTTCGTAAGTTTATAGCAGAGACATGCTCAGACTTCTGGGAATGGTCAGACAGTGAAGATAACCCATACACAGAGCTAGAGAGATGCTTTCTTGGGATGGAGATGTTCAACAACTTCATAGAGCAGTATCCAGACTACGGTCCATACGGTAAGTTCAAGCTTTCGCATAGCAGGTTCTACAGATGGCTTGACAGCTATGGTGAGTTCAAGTACGAGGAGAAGCCTGTGGTCACAAGAAAGGCTCAAGGCAAGTTCGTCGAGTTCATCAAGAAGAAGGAAGAGCAGGTTAAATTAAACTTTTAAGGTATGAAACTAAGAGACTATCAGATCGACATCTCTAAGAGGGGTGCCGACATATTGAACAGGTTGAACATACTATGCCTTGCGATGGAGGTACGCCTTGGCAAGACCTACACCTCTCTTGAGGTATGCAGTCTTGTCGGGGCCTCCAAGGTTTTATTCCTCACAAAGAAGAAGGCTATATCTTCCATACAGTCTGACTACGACACCATGTCTCCTGACTTTGACATAACTATAATAAACTACGAGTCGATACACAAGCTTGAGGATATTATGTTTGACGTTGTGGTGTGTGATGAGTCGCACACGATGTCTGCATTTCCTAAGCCAAGTATACGCACAAGACAGATCAGGAAGATGCTATCTATAAATGGTGCCAAGCTAATACTTATGACTGGCACTATAACCCCTGAGAGCTATAGTCAGATATACCACCAGTTCTATGTTCATCCAGACAATCCGTTTAAGTTTTACAAGAACTTCTACGCATGGTCAAAGGACTATGTCAATGTGTTCCAGAGGAAGATAAACAGCTTCATGGTGAACGACTACTCTAAGGGTATAGAGTCAAAGATAATGTCCTCAGTATCACCTTACATGATATCGTACACTCAGAAAGAGGCAGGGTTCTCTACAGATATAGATGAAGAGATACTTTATGTAAAGATGCTTGACAGGACCTACTCTATATGCGACAAGCTGTCTAAGGATCTTGTCGTTGAGGGAGATACCGAGGTAATACTTGGAGACACTCCAGCCAAGTTGATGCAGAAGTTACACCAGCTTTACAGTGGCACCGTTAAGTTTGAGTCTGGCAATAGCATGACCCTGGACAAGAGTAAGGCTATATTTATTCGTGACAGGTTCAAGGGTGTTAAGATCGGTATATTCTACAAGTTCAAGGAGGAGCTGAAGTGCTTGCAGTCTGTCTTTGGTGACAGCCTGACGACAGACCTTAATGAATTTAATTCGACAGATAAGTCGATAGCTCTGCAGATCGTTTCTGGACGTGAGGGAATATCTTTAAGGAATGCCAAGTACCTTGTCTTTTACAACATAGACTTCTCTGCCGTAAGCTACTGGCAGGCTAGGGATCGTATGACGACCATGGACAGGACATTCAACAAGGTGTTCTGGATATTCAGTGAGGGAGGTATAGAGGGCAAGATATACAATGCCGTAAAGAAGAAGAAGAGTTACACTATAAATATATTTAAAAAAGATTATGGACGAGAGAAAGAAAGATATAAGGCAGAAGATTCAGATGATGATGGGTGAAATTGCAGGTATCAATATAAAGATAAAGGAGCTTGAGTACAGGAAGAATGTACTTAGGAAGATGATAGATGCATTTGACTTAGAGTTGATCGATCAGCAGAAGATAGACTTTGATGATTGTGAAAGAGATGTTTAAACTTTTTGTTTTTTGTTTGTAGTTTTTCTATATTTGGTTTGAAGTTATGACCGAGCAGAAGATACAGGCGAAACTTATAAAGAAACTTGAGGAGGATGGTTATTACGTTATAAAGCTATCTGTGACCAACAAGCCAGGTATTCCTGACCTTGTTGCTATACCAAAGGACTCGGACACAGAGTTTTACGAAGTAAAGAGACCTGGTAAGAAGCCAAGACCTCTTCAGGTGTATAGGATAAAAGAATTGAACAAGCATGGGATTAAAGTACACGTATATGACGGAACGTCTGAATAGATTGAGACAGGTTAAGGATGTTGTGTATAGCGTCCCAGTGGTTGCCTCATACGAGAGTAATTTTAACATAAATTATGAAATTAATGAGGACTTTTATGAAAAATTAACAAATTTAGTAGACAGCACCCCCAATGATCAAGATCTGGGAGCTATAATTAGAAATTTAATTAAAAACAATAAAAATGATTGAAACCATATTAGAGTTTATAGAGAGAGATAAGTTGGCCAGTAAGTCAAGACTTAGAGAGCTTAATCACAAGAGGGTTTACCTTTACGCATTCCTTAGAAGTAATGGATACAAACTTCAAGAGATAGGTAAGATGTTCAATAGAGACCACTCTACAATCATACACGGAATAAAGAACTACAAGCTATTTAAGGAGAGTAAGGATCCTCTGTTCGCTGTAGATATATTTGAGTACAGGAAGGCCCTTGACAATAGATACAATCACAGTATAAATCTGAAGAGGGATATCTTCGAGGATCTGAAGTCATGCAATCATTTTAGGGATATCGAGGTTATAAAGAGAAGGATAGAGAATGGAATGTACTAGAGGTGTTTACTGTGTAGATATAGAGATCAATGCCAAGGCTAGGTCTCGTAATCTTAGAGATCTTACTATAAGTAAGAGCTTCACTAAGGTACCACTTGCACTGGATGACGAACTGAACCCAGTTAACAAGGACTTCTTAAAAAGGTTCCTAGATCAAAAAGTTATTAACATGTACAATGTTAATTACTCTATCACTAATAAAAAGTATTTATCAGGACTATGTTACGACATTTAAAATAGATATATTAGGGCCATGAATCACATCAACTACGTAAACTCTGTAATGCATGAGATCAATGAGATGACTGACAACATATACGAGTCTCTCGTGGATGAAGATTCAGGCGAACTAAAGTATAACATTCACAGGCTGATAAAAATACTCAAGGACATAGATAAGTCACATGGAGAAGACAAGGATTTGTAATACCTGCGGAATAGAGAAAGATATATCTGAATATCATTCGGCAGGCCAGAAGAACGGTATAAAATATCTTAGGAGAAAATGTAAAAAATGTTACGCAGAGGCAAAGTCCAGGTACAGAAAGAAAAACACAGACTGGCTAAGGGATTACAAGAGTAAGTTAAGTTGTAAGTCATGCGGATACTCAAAAGCTACTCATAAAAATTTTACCGAGAAGGCACTAGAGTTTCATCACCATGACGGAGATAAATCATTTAATATAAGCGATGCTGTTTTTTTTACTGGTAGAGAAATGCTTATTAAAGAGATCTCAAAGTGTGTAGTCCTATG